ACATCTCTATTGTTTCATCAACAATTTCTTTCGGTGTTAGTATGTTCGTTTCAAATTCAATCCATACAGGCCACTTATCTTTATCTCTTTCTTTTAGGAATGGTAAAAATGATTTTAGTATTTTACAATCTCCACCTTCAGTATCTATTTTAAGTACTGTAAGTTTATCAACATCGTATTCTTCAAAGATTTCACTCAGAGGAATACAATCAATATCTATTGTCTGAACAAGTTCTTGAAGATTATGTTGTTTGTGTTGATAGTGATAATCACCTACTGAATTACAACCACGAATCCAAAGTGGTAATTGCTTTTCGTAAATAATATGAAGAGGTATATAATATACTTTATCTTTACCGCGTTTGCCATCAAAAGAAACTGCACAGTTAACTTTCTTTACAAGTTGCTTCTCTGGTAAACGGTTTAAATAAAACTGAATTGGGTCAATGGATAAACCAACGGTGTCGTTAGTTGCTGTCTGTATAAGAGTATCAAAGTCTGATGTTCCTATCTCAATAAAATCATAATTCATAATAAAAGTTTCTTCTTATAACTGTTCCATAATAAAAGTATCGTATCTCCACTGAATCGTTGTAGTTGCGTATGAGATATCTTGAATATTTACATCAAGAGAAACACCACCTAATGAAGTAGGAAAGCAATTCTTAAATGTAAATCTTACGTGGGGATTTTTGTGGGAGTTTGTAATAGTACAAATTAAATCAGATTCAAATCCGATCTTTTCTCTTAACCTATTTTGCTCTGAAAGTTCTGGTGCAGAATAACCTTGAATCCAATCTAAGATTTCTTTATAGTTATTCATGTTTTCATCGATGATCATTGTGGTTGACAATTCAGCATACTCTAACTTATCACCGTACTCGTATATGTTTGAGAGTGGAGTTGAAGAAGTTTGAGGAACCGATGATATATCAGGAATAGTAATCTTTTGAGTAAAGAACTCTACATTCGGGAGCTTCTCTATACTAATAGTAAAATTAGTTGGAGATAAGTAGTTGTTAATAATTTCAGCCATTCGAGTATCCTAATAGTGTATACCTTTTATCGTATACTATTATTTATTAGAATTGATTTGGTGAAATATTATTCGGAGCTTAGATATACCATGAATGCGCAACATTTAGACCAATCACCTTTAGCTAACCATTCATCATCGTTTGCTAATTTGTTATGGGCCTTTTCCATCCATCGTACTCTACCAAACTTAGGTAATAAATGATCTCTTACCTTTTGCCATTGTTTTGCAGCACCAGGATAACAGCTCAAGTGAAACTCAACTGCTATGTGTTTAACATTCTGAGTTAAGTAAGGCATATTCAATTCGTTAAAGATACCATACTCTCCACCTTCACAATCTATTTTAAGGAAATCAATCTTTGGTATGTCGTAATCAACAACAAGATCTAAGAATGACATCTTTTTAAAATCAGTATGTTCAGAGAATACATTATTAAAATGATTTGCGGTAGAGCCTATTCCTGCTTCAATTGGAATTACAGGAACCGTGCCATGATCAATATAATAATCCGACACGTTGTCAAGAAGAGTTTTGAGATGAGGTCTTGAAGGCTCGATAGCATAAATGCGATCAGCACCACGATCGAGAGCGTGGCAAACAAAGAAACCGACACAAGCACCAATGTCAACAACGACATCACCTGGCTCAACATCACGCCACCATTTGTAATCCATTCTATGGAAGAATTCAATAAATTGCGCATTAACATCTGGTAGGGGTAATCCATCCGTCTTTAAATGTAAGTTTAAATATTTGTTAGTATCTTGTCTTTCGTAATCGTCTTTTCTGCTCATCACCAATGCCTTATAGTATTTGCCATAATAAAGAAACACGTTAAAAAGTTTACACCAACAATAATCGTTCTTAATAACATAACATAATCGTCATAAGGTTCTGTCTTATCGTCAGAGAAACCACCTAATGAGTATTTCCAAATCAATTTAAGTTTATTCATTATTATTTATTCTTCCTCGGCTAGTGTATAATCCTCGAGCATATTGCGAGCATACTTTGCCATTTGTTCTAATTTTGTTACAAGCAGTTCAGCATCAGCAGCATCTACTTCTCGAATCCTATCGTTTATTACAAAGCTCTCAAAATGATTCTCAATTAAAGATTCAAAATCATATGTGGTTTCTACAATAGGATCGCAGCTTCCTTCTCCCATGTAAACGCAAACACCAAATCCTTCTTCGGATAAAAATCCTGATGTGTCCATTTCAATTTGAGTAATTACGCTATCCATTATACATTCTCCAAGTCAGTTGTAAATTGTTCGTTAGGGGTTGTCTTATTCCAAAAGCTTAATGTTGTTTTAGATTCTTCAATCTGTTTCTTTAACTTTACAATTTCTTCATTTGTTGCATTTAAGAAACTTAATGCGAGCAATCTGTTTGTGTCACCTCCTAGCGCAGACGTCTCTTGCATTATTTGATTGACGACCTGTTCTTTAGTATTATTTTTATATACTATACGATCATCAATATTTGCTTGAATGAATTCCATTTTAACATTAAGCCAACGGACCTCTTCATTAAACTCTTTTATACGAGCATCAATTCTCTGCTGCAATATACCTAAACGGTAATCACAAAAGTCCTTTATAAGGTCTCGAGCATCTGTGTATTCTCGAAGTTTGCCATCAAAATCAATCACTGTTAGGTTTTGTGCGAATGGCTTACTGAGTTTAAACTTGGTAATGAGTTTGGTATCAGACCATTTAACTGAGGATAGTTTTAGCTTTACCTCAAATCGGAAACCTTCTTTATTACATTTATCTTCGTAAGATACAATATCTCCATCTTCTTCTAACTTATCAAGTACCTTAACATATCCTTCTCGGTCAAAGCCGTATGGTACCTCTGTGATGGAGACGCCTGTTTTACCAGAACGTTGAAAGATACCATACGAAACATATTTGGTTGGGTCCTCTTTGGATTGCTCAACCGTTCCCTTGAACTCAGGAAACATAACTTTAGGCTTTGTGGTAATTTTACCTTTATCCAAATATTGAATACAAGCCTTCTTTAAATCTTTTGGGTTGTGTGGTAATATATTCGTTGCGAATCCGGTTGCGATACCTTTTGTTCCATTAACCAACACTAAAGGTAGAATCGGTAAATAGAATGAAGGTGGTTCGTGTTCAGGATCTTCGTGAATAGGACTCAGATCAATATCTTTAATGTACTTATTGAAATTGTCATGTACTCTTGAGTAGACATAACGAGCAGCACCAGCTTCTTGAACCAATCGAGTACCAAAGGATCCACGACCTTCAATCAAGCAGATGTTGTTATTCCATTCAGCAGCCATTAACTGTCCTGCACCAGCAGCAGAGGATTCACCATGATTATAACCATAGTCAGAAATAATACCTGACACTGCAGATACCTTTTTGAAATCCTTCTTGCTATTTAATAATGAAGAATAAAGGTAGAACCTTTGAACAGGTTTAAGACCATCAATCATATTAGGAATAGCACGACTCTCAACGGTGTACATTGCGAATGATTTCCATTCGTTAGCAGCAACCTTTGAAATTGGATAGTTATTACCCTTCAGCTCTTCTGTAAACATTTCTAAATTCATGCGAACATATACTCCTTTCTTAAACTTGAATCTTTACCAAACATCATTTGAAATACCGATGCATCATCAACAGTAACAGTATCATACTGCGGCTTGTTAATAATAGTATGGTATTCGTCTTCGGTTAATGAACCTAGACCTTTAATATATCTATGATGATATCCACCGTTCTTTTTGAACTCCTGAGCATCTTCATAAGTATAGAACCATTTAACATCTTTTGCTTTAGATGAGATCATAATAGGTGTTCTTGTAATCTGAACACGATTCTCTAATAACAGTCGAGGCCAAAATTTGTAAAAGAATGCAATTAGCAATGGTGATATATGTCCTATACCGTCATGGTCAGCATCAGTTAATGTAGCAATATATTTGTATGTCATATTGTCCACACTGTCTGGATCGTTAATATCTAGACCCAGAACT